TCAGCAAATAATGATCCTGAAGTAGGTGAATTGATTGCTACTGCTATGCAGAAAGTAGGTCGTGAAGGTGTTGTATTCATTGAAGAATCTAAAAATGGAGAAACATATCTTGAAACAGTAGAAGGTATGCAATTTGACCGTGGTTACAAATCTCCTTATTTTGTAACAGATAATAATTCTATGAGTACAAGCATTCAGGATACTTTGATTTTGATTGCTGACAAGAAATTTACTCAAGTAAAAGAATTGTTGCCTATTTTGGAAGCAGTATCTAATCAAAACAAATCATTGTTGATTATTGCTGAAGACATTGAAGGTGAAGCGCTTGCTACTTTGATTGTAAACAAAGCTCGTGGTATTTTGAAAGTTGTAGCTGTTAAAGCTCCTGACTTTGGAGATCGTCGTAAATTAATCCTTGAAGATATTGCTATTTTAACTGGTGGTCAAGTATTCAGTACTGAAAAAGGTATGAAGCTTGATAAATTTAGTTGGGATTGGTTTGGTGAAGCTCGAGTAGTTACAGTAAATAAAGATACTACAACTATTGTTGATGGTAAAGGTGATGCTGATAAAATTGCTGCTCGTATTGAAGAACTTCAAACTCAAATCGAAAAATCAACTTCACCATACGAAAAAGAAAAATTACAAGAGCGTTTAGCTAAGTTTATTGGTGGTGTAGCAATTGTACACGTAGGTGGATTTACTGAAGCAGAAATGCGTGAGAAAAAAGACCGTGTAGATGATGCACTTCAAGCAACAAAAGCTGCTCTAGAAGAAGGTATCGTTCCAGGTGGTGGTGCTGCTTTGTTACATGCTCGTGAAAGTATTGAACGTATTAATATAGGTTCTGATATTGTTTATAAAGCATGTGCCGCTCCATTTAAGAAAATTCTTGCAAATGCTGGTATTGATCAAGAATATGTTTATCATGCAATGAATGAAGTTCGTACAGCAGATAATTGGGTTGGTTATAATTTGAGAAGCGATGAATTTGTTAATATGAGTGAAGCAGGTATTATCGATCCAGCTAAAGTAACTAGAACAGCACTTGAAAATGCAGCTTCAGTAGCAGGTACTATTCTATTAACAGAAGCAGTAGTTGTAGACAAACCAGAAGAAAATAAAGACTCCGATCCTGGATTTGGAGGTATGGGAGGAATGTTTTAAATTTAAGCAACATGAGAGACGCAGTAGGCCTTATAGGTAAAAAAATTACAGTAAAAGAAAAAATATATATTATCCATGATATACATTTTCTTCCCCATCCCGCTCAACCTGAAAATTATGTTTGGTTTGGATTGAAACGTGATGGAGTTATATTGAATTATTCCTATAATGACCTACTGCCTTATCTTAAAGAACAAATTAAGTTATGAAACAAGAAATTGAAAAAAATATTCTTATTGCTGAGCGAGTTCCTCCTGGTGATCAGTGGAAAGTAGTTGGAGTTGAACAAACACAACTTTCCCTTACAGAAGCTTTAAATGCTTATTACATGGCAGCAACTGTAAAACCTCAAGCATTTAGACTTGAACCTTTAAAAGGAATGTTGTATATTATCACAACCGAAGAAGTAGAAATACCTCAACCAAAACCAAAAACATTTAATTTATACGGAGAGTAATGAGAAGAAAAGAACATACTTTGTGGGTTGAAAAATACCGTAGTCAAAATTTAGAAAATTATGTTGGTAATGAAAATATTAAAACCACAATAGGTAAATATCTTCAACAAAATGATATTCAAAATTTCTTATTCTATGGTCCTGCTGGTACTGGTAAAACTACTCTTGCTAAATTGATTGTAAATAATCTTGATTGTGATTATATGTACATCAATGCTAGTGATGAGCGTGGAATTGATACAATTAGAGATAAAGTATCAGGATTTGCTAGCGCAGCATCATTTAAACCACTAAAAGTAGTTATTTTAGATGAAGCAGATTTCATCACAATTCAAGGTCAAGCTGCACTTAGAAATGTAATTGAAACATATTCTCGTACTACACGTTTTATTTTAACTTGTAATTTTGTTGAACGTATTATTGATCCACTTCAATCACGTTGTCAAGTACTTAAAATTGTACCTCCTTCAAAACAAGATATTGCTAAACATGTTGCTAAAGTATTAGAACAAGAAGAAGTATCTTACACAATGGATGATATTAAAACATTAGTCACTCAATTCTATCCAGATGTACGTAAAATGCTTAACACAGCTCAATTATCAAACCAAGATGGAGAGCTTCATATTGATAAGTCAGTAATTGTATCTTCTAATTACATGACTCAAGTAGTTAAAGAATTATCTAAATCAAAACCAGTTTTTAATGAAATACGTCAAATTATTGCAAACGCAAATGTCCAAGATTTTGAGGAACTTTATCGTTTCTTGTATGATAATTCTTCTCAATACGCAGCAGGCAGTGAAGGAATGGTGGCAATCTATGTAAATGAGTATTCTTATCAATCTAATTTTAGAATTGATAAAGAAATTAACTGTATGGCTTTAATAGCTAGATTAATTGAATTAAAATGAAATACTTTATAAAATACACGTTATCATGGGTTTCAAATAATCTTGCAATACCCTTTTGGACTATTGGTCATATTCATTTAATGACAACTATATACGCGGATATACACGAAATATTAATGTCACTAGGTATGAATTTAATAGTAGCTGCTGGATTTATCCACGATTTTATAGAATATAAAAAATCAAAAACAAAATAAACATGAATCAAAAACCACAAATGAATGTCAATATTGACATTAAAAACACTCAACCAATTACTTCACCTGAAGGTAACCAAGTATTTCAAGAAGGAGTAATTTTACGTAAAGTATCTCGTTTTGTAACTGGTACCCAAGAAGACGGAATCATTCCAGTTCCTGTATTTTTTGATGTACAAACAGGTAAAGTATTAGTAGAATTATTGCCTAAAGAATTGAGAGCTGAATTCGAAGATGACGCTGTTTGATTGGCTTAACGAATTAACCTTTAATAAAAGGGAATGGTCATCTTTTTCAGAAGATCAACGGGAATCATTCAATCCTTACATGGTACATAGATATGTATCGATGTATATAGGCTATGTAGAATTAGCAAATATTGCACAAAAACTCCCACTCACTGAAAAAGAAAAAATATATAATATCTACAAGACCATGTTACCAAAGAAAAAAATGTTCCTTAAGTATGTAAAAAAACAAACTAAAAATACATACGATGATTTGTTAAAATATGTTTCCGAATATTACCAATGCGGATTAGGAGAAGCAGAAGAATATATTGATATTATTCGTGAAGCTGGAGTACGAGGAATACTTTGGGAAATGGGAGTTAGTGAAAAAGAAACAGATAAATTAATTAAACAAGCAAAGTTATGAGTCGATTAAAAGACATGTTATATACATCAGCTATGGCTGATAAGGCAAAAGCCCTACTTACTTTAGAATTACTAGAAAATCACCCAGCAGGTATTGGAGATCATTCAACAGGTGATTTTTATAAAAATGCTGAAGAAGCACTTGCTATGTTAGCAGATGCTGATGAAAGATTAGAAACTATTGAAAAGTATTTAAACAAAAAAGAAGTTATCTAAATTATGATCACAGAAAATACAGGTTATAATCATACAGGAATAGATCGTGCTATTGCTGATTTTGAAAAAACATATCCTTCATTAGCTGAAGCTTGGAAACAAGCACAACAAGAACAATATGAATTGTTTGCTAAAAAAATGATGGATTATGGGTTAGGAAATATTTCTCTTGGTACTTCACTTGAAGAACCTGAAGATATACAACTTTCATTGACTGGAATTTGGTTACGTTGTAATGACAAAATTAATCGTTTGAAAAATATGTTAAAACGTAAAGGTCATAATTACGTCGAAGGTGAAACAATGATGGATAGTTTTATAGACATTTCTAACTATGGTATTATTGCATCGTTAGTGATGAAAGGTAAATGGAAAAAATAAAAATATGCCCTTTAGTTCTCCCGATTTAAAAGAAGCAATATTCGAACATATTAGAACAGTTGCTTATAACCACCTTCCTCATTTTCATAAAATTTTAGATGTTGGTCCTGGATGTGGTACCTATGGAATGAATCTTTCAGATTTAAATATAGATGCTGTAGAAATATATGAACCATATGTTGAACAGTATGGTATTAGAGAATATTATAAAAATGTATTTATAGGAGATATTTTAAAATTTAATTATGATGATTATGATTATATCATTTTAGGAGACGTTCTAGAACATATCCCAGTACAATCTGCTCAATATTTGATTAATGATATCACTAAAAAAGGTATTAAATGTTTAGTAGCAGTTCCATTTTTATGCCCTCAAGATGCTGTAGATGGAGTAGAATCTGAAATTCATCATCAACCTGACCTTACTCAAAGACTAATGAGAATAAGATACCCAGAATTAGAGTTATTTTTAACTAATAATTTTGTAAATGGTTATGCTTACTATACAAATTATCTTAAATGGGTTAAATAAATAGGTTTTGGTTAAAAAGAAACAAATACCCCAAATTCTTAAACAAATTAAGAATCAACCCCTTCGAGAAGTAAATTATGCTTTTGAAAAAGCTATTTCCTATAGCCAATTCTCAGTATTCCAAAACTGCCCTCGTAAATGGTCCCTCCAGTATAGAGACGGTTTTTATACGTCAGAACAATCGATTCATATGACTTTTGGGACGGCGTTGCATGAAACTATACAACATTATATAACAACTATATATGAACAAAGTGCCGCAGCTGCTGATCGAATTGATTTAAAAGAGTATTTTGAAGAACGTTTTAGAGAAACTTATTTAAAAGATTATAAATCAAATAAAAATATTCATTTTAGTAATTCTATTGAAATGAATGAATTTTTTGAAGATGGTTTAGCTATTTTAGATTTTTTATCTAAAAAACGAGCATCATATTTTAGTAAAAGAGGTTGGCATTTAGTAGGATGTGAAATTCCTATTGTTGTTACTCCAAATCCTCAATACCCAAATATTCTTTATAAAGGTTATCTTGATGTTGTTTTATACAATGAAACTACTAATAAATTTAAAATTCTAGATATTAAAACATCTACAAGAGGTTGGGGTGATAAGGAAAAAAAAGATGAATTAAAACAATTTCAACTTATCCTTTATAAAATATATCTTTCACAACAATATAACATTCCTATAGATGATATTGATATTGAATTTTTTATAGTTAAACGTAAAATATGGGAAGAATCCGATTTTGCTATTAAACGAATTCAAGAATTCAAACCAGCATCTGGTAAAGTTAAAGTAAATAAAGCATATACCGCTGTTAATTCTTTTATCCAGGAAGTATTTAATGTTGATGGTTCTCATAAAACCCAAATACATGAACCAAACCCTTCAGCATTTAATTGTAGATTTTGTCCTTTTAAGGATAATAAAGAATTATGTGATAAGGGTTAATTTAACAGAATCCTGATATATTTATATCAAAACAATTAAAAATAAAATCTATGAGTAAAAAAGACATGACACTCACCTCGGTTAAAGTCCAAAGTGAGTTATTTGAAGAATTCAAGATTTCGTGTGTAAAATATAAGTTTTCACTACAAAAGCTTGCCGATCGTACAATTCATTTGTACCTTACCGATGAAGAATTTAGAAAAAAAGTACACAATCACACAAATTTGGAAATCAACAATTAAATTAAATTAAATTAGTTACATGAATAATAGTTTTGCCTATCTGCCCCCAGAGCAGAGAAAAAAAATCTTGTTAATTTGCGATGATATTAGAGTCCATTCAGGAGTAGCAACTGTTGGACGAGAAGTAGTAGTTCATACATCACAACACTTTAACTGGGTAAACATTGCAGGATCAATTAAACATCCTGATGCTGGAAAACGTTTAGATTTATCCCAATCAACAAATGAATTAACAGGTCTATCAGACACTTCAATCACTCTATACCCAGTTGATGATTATGGTAATCCGGATATTTTAAGAAAAATAATTGAATTAGAAAACCCCGATGCAATAATGTTGATTACTGATCCACGTTATTTTGTTTGGATTTTTGCTATGGAAAATGAAATTCGTAAAAATATTCCTATTACTTATTTGAATATTTGGGATGATTATCCTGCTCCTCTTTATAATAAACCATATTATGAAGCTTGTGATTTGTTAATGGGTATTTCAAAACAAACTGTAAATATTAATAATTTAGTATTAGGAGAAAAAGCAAAAGATAAAGTTATTCGTTATATTCCTCATGGTTTGAATGAAAATTTATTTTTTCCTATTGAAAAATCTCATAATCAATATTCTAAACTTCAAGAATTTAAAAAAGAATTATTTAAAGGTAAAGAATATGATTTTGCTTTGTTCTTTAATTCTCGAAATATTCGTAGAAAACAAATTCCTGATACAATGTTAGCATATAAACATTTTATCGATAAATTACCTATTGAACAAGCTAAAAAATGTGCTTTTGTACTTCATACTGAATTAGTAAGTGATCATGGAACTGATTTGTTAGCAATTCAAGAATTGTTGTTAAATGGTGAACAATATAATGTCATTTTTACCAATAGAACAATGAATGCCGCCGAAATGAATTTCCTATACAATATCACAGATGCTCAAATTCTTCTAACTTCAAATGAAGGTTGGGGATTAAGTTTAACTGAAGCTATTTTAGTAGGTAATCCAATTATAGCTAATGTAACTGGCGGTATGCAAGACCAGATGGGTTTTGAAGATGAAAACGGTAATTGGTTTACTCCATCACCAGAAATTCCTTCAAACAATACTGGTAGATATAAAAAACATGGTGAATGGGCATTTCCAGTATATCCAACTAATAGATCAATTCAAGGTTCACCTCCAACCCCTTATATCTGGGATGATAGATGTCGTCCTGAAGATGCTGCCGAACAAATCATGGCTGTTTATTCTTTACCTAAAGATGAACGTAAAGCTAAAGGTTTAAAAGGTAGAGAATGGGCATTAAATGAAGCTGGTTTTACCGGAACTAAACAAGGTGAAAGAATTATTGAAGCCTTTGATGCATTATTTGAATCTTGGAAACCAAGAGAAAAATATGAATTGATTAATGTTAATGAAGTAAAAGATAGAGTTATAAACCACGAATTGTTATACTAATATGAAACCGTTATTTGTAATAAGTTCTCCTTTTGACACCTATAGTGGCTATGGTGCTCGTTCAAGAGATTTAATTAAAGCCATTATTGAAACTGATAAGTATGATGTGAAGTTATTTTCTCAAAGATGGGGAGCTACACCTTTTGGATTTTGTAAAGATCATCCGGAATGGGCTTTTCTTTTAGATTTAGCAATTGTAGGAAATCAACTTCCTAAACAACCTGATATTTGGGCCCAAGTAACTATTCCTAGTGAATTTCAATCTATTGGAAAATTTAATATTGGATTTACAGCAGGAGTAGAAACAACAATAGCCCCAGCTGAATGGATTGAAGGATGTAACAGAATGGATTTAAATATTGTTTCCTCAGAACATTCTAAAAAAGTATTTTTAGAGTCTCAATTTGAAAAAAGAAACAAACAAACTAATGCTTTAGAAGGTAATGTCAAAATAGAAAAACCTATTGAAGTGTTATTTGAAGGAGCTAATATCGACATATATAAAGTTATTGAATCAAACCAAATTAAAACAATTGATTTGAGTTCAATTAATGAAAAATTTGCTTATTTATTTGTAGGTCACTGGATTAATGGTGATTTAGGAGAAGATAGAAAAAATGTAGGATTGTTAATTAAAGCTTTTTATGAAACCTTTAAAAATAAATCTAATAAACCTGCTCTAATTCTTAAAACTTCTCAAGTAGGATCCTCTTATGTTGATAGAGAAGAAATTTTGAAAAAAATCAAACAGATTAAAAAAACTGTTAATTCAAATAATCTTCCTAATATTTACCTTTTACATGGTGAATTTACCGATAGTGAAATGAATGAACTTTATAATCATCCTAAAGTAAAAGCTATGATTAGTTTAACTAAAGGAGAAGGATTTGGTCGTCCATTACTTGAATTCACTTTATCTAAAAAACCATTAATTACAACAGCTTGGTCAGGTCAAATGGATTACCTAAACCCAGAATTCACCAATTTGATTCCAGGTCAATTAACTCAAGTTCATCCTAGTGCGGCTAACCAATGGTTACTAGCAGAATCACAATGGTTTACCCCCGATATGGGTCATGTAGGTTTTTACTTAAAAGATGTATTTGAAAATTATAAAAATTATACAGATAAAGCTAAACGTCAAGCATATAAAAGTAAAAATGAATTTAATTGGGATAACATGAAGGTTAAATTAGATGAAATACTAACAGAAAAACTTCCTGTTTTCCCATCTCAAGTAAAAATTACATTACCTCAATTAAAAAAAGTTGAATTACCTAAAATATAAAATAAATGGATAACCTAATTAATTGCTCTAGATGCGGATCTGATGCTTGTTATGTAGAAGAAGTAAATCAAGATATTAAAACTTATTTTTGTTATGGGTGTGGTTTTCAAACTAACTCTGTAATGAAAGAAGGAGAAACATTTTTTGAAGAACAATCAAATATTCTCCCTGAACTTTATAAAGACCTATTTTCAGTAGATGAAGATGGAAAAGTTTGGATGCCTTCATCAGTAAATTTACCTCAACAAGGAATGGTATTTGCTAATGGTCCTTCAAAATCAGATTGGGGATGGGCAGCCGTTAAAGCTGTTAAAGTTTCAGAAGAAGAAAAAACAAAATATCCAATCCCCGGAAAGAAAAATGAATATTATGAGTGGAGAATGGATATGAGTACTCTAAAAATGTTTCCTGAACGTGATTATATGGAAGCACTTTCGTATATTGGGGTATTACCTGAATAAAATAATATGAAAATAAGTTACGCAGTAACAGTATGTAATGAGTTTCTTGAAATACAGCGACTCATTACATTCTTGTTAGAAAATAAAAGACCACAAGATGAAATAGTAGTTTTAGTTGATATGACTAAAAATGAACCAACATCTGAGTTATTAGGATATTTACATAGATTAAGTAGTAGTAATTATATCCATTTATCTGAACAAAAATTCAATAACCATTTTGCTGATTGGAAAAATTATTTAACTAGTTTATGTAAAGGTAATTATATTTTCCAAATAGATGCTGATGAATTACCCCATTCAGGACTTATAGAAATATTACCTGAATTATTAGAAGCAAATCCTGAGACAGATGTATTTTTAGTTCCAAGAGTAAATACAGTAGAAGGTCTAACTCAGGAGCATATTGCTAAATGGGGGTGGAATATCAATGATAAGGGTTGGGTAAACTTCCCAGATTTACAATGGCGTATTTGGAAAAATATTGATACAATATCATGGAAAAATAAAGTCCATGAGGTATTACAAGGGTTTAAAACATATACTGCTCTTCCATCTGAGGAACTGTTTTCATTATACCACCCAAAAACAATAGAAAGACAAGAAAAACAAAACAATTATTACGATACATTATGAAAATTTTAATTACAGGAGTAGCGGGGTTATTGGGAAGTAGATTAGCCGATTGGATTAATAATAATGTTCCTAATTCAACTGTTGTAGGAATTGATGATTTAAGTGGAGGTTACAAAGAAAACATCCCCAAAAATACAAAATTTTACTGGTGTGATCTTAAAGATCCAGGATTAAAATCTATATTCGAAGAAGAAAAACCAGATTATGTTTTCCATTTTGCCGCATATGCTGCTGAAGGTTTATCTCCTTTTATTAGAACATATAATTATGAAAATAATTTAGTAGCTACAGCTAATCTAATAAATGAGTGTATTAGACATGATGTTAAACGTTTAGTATTTACATCTACTTTAGCAGTTTATGGACATGGTTATGGAGGTATTTTTGATGAAGATCAAATCCCAAAACCAATTGACCCTTATGGAGTTGCTAAATATGCTTGCGAAATGGATATTCAAATAGCTGGTGAACAACATGGATTAGATTGGTGTATTATCCGCCCTCATAATGTCTATGGTGTAAAACAAAACATTTGGGACAAATATCGTAATGTGTTAGGAATTTGGATGTATCAACATTTAAATAATGAACCAATGACTATTTTTGGAGATGGTGAACAAACAAGAGCATTTAGTTATATCGATGATAGTTTAGAACCATTGTGGAAAGCTGCAATTCTTCCTGAAGCATCAAAGGAAATTATTAATTTAGGAGGTATTGAAGAATATTCAATTAACCAAGCTAATAAGATTTTAAGAGAAATAGTAGGATCAAATAATGTAGTTTACAAAGAAGCAAGACATGAAGTAAAACATTCAATCCCAACCTGGAAAAAATCAGTTGATATTTTAGGTTTTGAACATAAAACTTCTTTAAAAGAAGGTCTTACTAATATGTGGGAATGGGCTCAACAACAACCTATGAGAGATAGATTTGTTTGGCCTTCATATGAATTAGATAAAGGTATTTATAAATTTTGGGTAAAATAAGAAAATGAAATTTGTACAAATTGGAGCACATACAGGAAATGATGATGCTTTTGAAGTTATAAAAAATTACGATATTGAATTAGGAATATTAGTTGAACCTCTTCCTCATTTAATTCCATTATTAGAAGAATCATATAAAGAAATCCCTAATGTCATTATTGAGAACAAAGCAATCTCAGTAGATAATAGTGATAGCATATCATTTTTCTATGATACTAAGGATCCTATAACAGAATTAAGTTCTCTTAATAAAGAACATTTATTGATTCATGAGGTTAAAGAAGAACATATTCAAGAAATTAAAATCCCATCAGTATCTTTAGAGTCATTACTTGATAAATATGAAATAACTGAGTTAGATTATTTATTTGTTGACACTGAAGGATTTGATTTTGCAATACTTAAATCTTTTAATTTTCATAAATATAAAATAAAAAATGTTATTTTTGAAGATGCTCATACTGATGGTCCTTTTTTACGAGGAATAAATTATAATAAATTAGTATCTAAATTAGAATCTGAAGGATATAAGGTAGAAAAAATTAATGCTAGTAATACTAAAGCTACATTAAATACTAAAATGACCATCATCTATAGAACATCAGATTCAGGATACAAAAAAACTAAACCCGAATATATTAATAATGAAAATTGTTTAAAAAATGCTATTAATGCATTTCCATTAAATAAATTTAACTGGGTAGTCATAGCAGATAATGTAGCTGATGAAAATAAACCGTTAATTGAAAAATATATTGCTTCTTCAAAAATACATTATGTTAGTATGGGTGATGGGGCTAAAACTTTTAATTATGCTCTAGACTATGCTCTTAATAATTTGAATGATGAAGAAATTGTTTACTTTTTAGAAAACGATTACCTTCACAAACCAGGATCTTATCAAGCATTAATTGAAGGTATTAATTTTGGATCATCATTTGTATCTCTTTATGATCATCCTGATAAATACTTAGATCCATCTATGGGAGGAAATCCATATTGTAGTGGTGGTGCTGAAGATACTAGAGTATATTTATCATATTCAACTCACTGGAAAGTAACTAATTCAACTACTATGACTTTTGCTTCCAAAATCAGTACGTTGAAACGTACCGAACATATTCTTAGAAAATGGACTAGTGGATCTCATCCTGATGATTTTTCAATGTTTATTGATTTGAGAAATGATAATGAATTATTAATAACTCCTATTCCTGGGTTTTCAACTCATGGAGAAACATTTTGGTTATCTCCTTTAGTAAATTGGAATGAAATTTAAACTATATGAATTTAGAAGAAGTTTTTAACAAATATGGATCTGATAAAGGAAATGAAATAGGTCCTAAACATTCATATTCACAATTTTATGAAAAATTTTTACAAGAAGTAAAAAATGATGACTTGTTAATTCTAGAAATAGGATTATGTAATGGTAGATCTCTTAAAGCTTGGACAGAATATTTTCCTAATAGCATTGTTATTGGACTAGACATAGATGATAAAACAATTCATAATAATGAAAGAGTATTCACCTTTATGTTAGATCAATCCAGCCCAGAACAATTAGAAAATTTTGTTAATGAGTGTAAAGATAAAGGATATGAATTTGATATTATATTAGATGATGGAAGCCATCATATGATGGACCAACAAATAACTTTAGGATATTTATTTCCTTTATTAAAATCTAAAGGAGTTTATTTTATAGAAGATTTACATACTTCTTTAGCTGATGATAAATTTCCATTATACGGAAGATTTTTAGATATTCAAGAAAATAGAAAAAATACTACTTTATTTTATTTAATGGAAGGTTTAAATAGTATTTATTTATCTGAATCTCAAAATGAGTATTTAAACAATAACGTGGATTATATCGAAATTCATAATAAATTTAATCCAAACCAAGAACCTCAATATAAATTTAGAAGTATCACCTCAGCAATTATTAAAAAATAATTATGATTAGTTTAATTATCCCTACTTATAGAAATCCGGAATATTTAGATATTTGTCTCAAATCAGCAATTGAAAATCAATCAAATAACAATGAAATTATAGTTGCTGTTGATGGTTTTATCGAAGAAAGCCAACATATTTTAGATCAATACTCCCAACACATTCAGGTTCTTGATTTAGGAGAAAATCAGGGAATGCAAACAGCTTTAAATTTAGCTGTTATGAACGCTACTAATGAAATTATATGTATTATTAATGATGATAATGTTTTATCTAAAAATTGGGATACTATTATTAAAAAATCATATCATCCAAATTCAGTTTTAACTATTAATCAAATTGAACCTACAGGACCCGGTATATTTAATTTTCCTGTAAAAGATTTTGGTAAAAAACCATCTGAATTTGATTATAAAGGGTTTATTAAATATGAAGAAACCATTAGAAAAGAATCAACCACATTAGATGGAGGTATTTTTCCATTTGTAATCAGCAAGAAAAATTATATGATTGTCGGTGGCTTTGATACTATGTATCAATCACCCTTTATTTGTGATTGGGATTTTTTCTTAAAATTAGATTTAAATGGAGTAGGTTTTACTCGTACTCATAATTTACACTTTTATCATTTTGGTAGTGCTGCTACTAAAAATGGTAAAGAAGGAGATAAATTCAAACAAACAGAAAGCCCAGCAGCTCAAGTATTTATGTATAAATGGGGTATATTTCCTCAATTGTTTGAAAACAATAGCCACAGACCTAAAGGAAATACTGTAAAAGGAATTGAATTTTAGTTTGGATTTTTAAATAATTATTATTAAATTCACACAAAATGATATTTGGATATTATTCAAGAATAGATAAAAAACAAGAACTAGTTTCTAAAACTATAAGTACATCTCGTTTACAAGCAGCAAAAAATTTTGCTGAAAGAAAACAGTTGGATCTTAAAACGTTTTTAAAATTATATGCTGTTGTAACAATTATATGAATCCATTTGGTAAAAATATAAATATAAAACGTCGTAATGACGAACCAACTGAAAAGGAAATCTTTTTAGACATTGTCAATATAGTTGATGAATGTTGGAAAAGAACTAAACATATGGAAGATGAAATGGGTATGGGGGTTTCTAATTATGAGGAACCCTTTTATCTTGTAATTGAAAATTTAGTATTTTTACATTACGGTGAATGGAAAGGTCATATAATTCTATGGTGGTTATTTGAACGTTTTAATGAAGAAGGTGAATTGTTAGCTATCGAATTAAATGACCACGATAAAGATACTCATGAAGAAGTCCTAGTTGAAACCCCAGACCAACTCTGGGATTTGATTAGAAAAATTGAAATAAAATAAAAGTTATATATTATGATTAAAGCAAAGTATTGCATTGGGTGTGGTGAACAAATTCATCCGAAACGTGTAGAAATTCTTCCAAATACAAAAACTTGTGTTGCTTGTTCAACAACAGGGGCAAAAAGAGGTATTCCTGTTTTGCATGGTAATGTTGATAAAGATGATACTTGGGTTGATATGGTGTTTATGGAAGCCGATGAATATGAAAATTATATGGAGCAAGAAGGTAAACTAAAACGTATTGTAGCTAGTGCTCCAAAAGCAGAATACCAGGATTTTGATACTGAATTTGAAGAACCAACACAACCAAATTTTGACGAAGAGTAATGCCTAAAGCAAAACCATTAGGAAAAGAACTTATTTTAGCTGCTATGGCTAAAACTAAATCAAATAAAGCAGCAGCGCGATATTTGAATTGTTCTTATATCCATTATAAAATGTGGGCTAAAAGGTATGATGCTACGGAACCTGGATATCCTAATTTGTTTGAACAGCATAAAAACCAATCAGGTAAAGGTATTCCTAAATTCTTAAGTAATGGGAATCCAAGAAAGGATTTTGCTCTATTAGACCTTATTGAAGGTAGAATTGATCCATCTTCATTTAACCCAGCTAAAATTAAATATCGTTTAATTCAAGAAGGTTATCTAAAAGAAGAATGTTCATCATGTGGATTTGGTGAAAGACGTGTTTTGGATTATAAAATGCCCTTAATTTTAAATTTTAAAGATAATAATAAACAACATTATCGTCTTGAAAACTTAGAAATGTTATGTTACAATTGTTATTTTTTACAAATTGGAGACATATTTACGGGTAAACAACTTGA